AGTTTCATGGCTAGATTTAGACCAATATTAGCCAAAGTAAAAGGTCAAAAAAACCTATCACCTGCCTATTGGGCAGTACAATCATGGAAAAAAGGTTTTAAAATATAGCTTATTTAGCACTTGCAATTTAGTTATAAATTCTTTATAACTGTATTTATGAATACAGGAGAAACTAAAATGTACACAGATCAGCAAATACAACAAATCTATGTTGAAGATCGTATGAAAACAAAAAGAGCATTTGAAAAAACTTTTGCAGAAAAGTTTAAAGAACAGGTGAGTTCTAAATATCGTAGAGAAGTTAATAGATTTGCAACTCATTACAATTTAAGAAAAAATAAAGATGGTAGTTGGAATTCTCATGCCCTGCATGGAATGCTTCATGGTAAAAAATATCCATCTGAGATGCAGGAATATTTAACTAGATTATTTAATATATGGATGAGAACTGAATCATATGAAGATTATGTGATTAGCATGAAATCACATTATGAATTTTATTCTAAATGTTTAAAAATTGGTGGAGAACACCCTTGGTATATGATGAAAGAAATACTTGAAAATTATCAAGGAAAAATAGGTAAATAATCCTGTATTTACTAAGTAGCCATTTCATTATATACAAAATGGAATGGCTACTAAACAAGAGATCCTATCCAAACTAGCTGCTTCTCACGAACAAAGAATATCCAAAGTTCTTTTTGATCTTGAAGAAGATATTATTGCTCAATTACAAAGAGCCACAGACGGAGTTCCGCTTACCACAGAGTTAGCTATTCAGCTAAGACCAAATCTTAAAACATTAATAGAACAGAACTACCTGAAAGAAGGTACAAAGATTATTTCAGAATATGATGAGGTGGTTAAATCCTTTATGGATTTCACTAGGACTATCCCTGATGACCTAGTATCACCTAAGTTTAAAACCCTAACAAAACCTGATTTAGTTTTAATCAATCAATTAAAGCAACTATCCTTTAGTGGATTTGAAGATGTAGCCAATAGATTTCTTGATACGATTGCTACAGAGATATATTCATCCGCAGTCACTGGTAAACCATTTCCTCAGATAGTAGAAAATATCAGAGCATCTATCAATGGTGTCTATAGACGTAGTAATGAAGCTGCAGTTAATAGATTAGTTGCGATTGTAGAGGAGAATAGATACTCAGATGATCCTATAGCTAAAAAGAAATACTTAGACGCAAGAAAGATACTACACAGTAAATATGCTTCTGATATTAGGGGTGAGAACATGAGGAAGTACGCATCTCAAATAGCACATGACAGTATCATGCAGTTTGACGGACAGTTCACCAAACACAAAGGACAAGAAGCAGGAATAAATACATACAAATACACTGGCACAAATATCACGACCACTAGACAATTCTGTAGAGGACAACTTAATGAAATAAAATCAGAGGAAGAATGGAGAGATGTATTTACTGGCAACTGGAGAGGTAAATCAGGATCAGATCCTTTTGTTAATAGAGGTGGTTATAGATGCCGCCATAGTTTAATCCCTTATGATCCTGCATGGGATGCAATACCAGAAGTCAATAAAATAAAACCAAGAACAAAAAAAGAATTAAAGCCTAAATCTGCAGTTCCTGATGTAATCATTGGAGGATTGTTAACTAGAGGATCAGATAAAGTTAGAAAAGCATATCAAGATGAATTTAATGAACAATTAACAGATCAACTAAAGAATATAGCTAACAAATATGAATATCCGCAAACTATATCTAAAGGTAAGGGTGTTTATAGATGGTGGAAATCAGAAATGGTGGCTAGTTCAAAAGCGGTGAGTAAAATGAAAGGTGGTGATGGAGTAAAAAGTTATGTTATTTCACATGAATACGGACATCATATTGATTATGTGACAAATAACACTAGAGGAGTTGCGTGGTCTGAATCAAATAAAGATTTTATTGAAGCTATTGATAAAGATAGAAAAAGATTTAAAGGAAAAATTGTTAAAGATAGAAGGGCAGGTAAATCTGATTTATATATTATTGATAAAGAGGAATTAGATAAAGTATTTGATGAATTAGCTTTTAAGGTAAGGAAAGACGTAAGTAGAATAAGTTATGGCAGAGAATTTATTACTAATAGAGAGTTAACTGAACTAAAAGGTGATGGATTTGCAAACATAAGTGATATCATTGATGCTTTAACAAAAGGTAAATTTGCAAATGATTACCAAATGTGGGGGCATGGAGAAAGCTATTTCGGTCAATTAGGTAGAGTTGAAAAAGAAATTTTTGCAAATTTATTCTCACTTAAACATAATGAAGAAGCCTATAATTTAGCAAAAAAATATATCCCTAATACAGTAAAACAATTTGAAAAAAGATTACTAGAATTAGAAAGGTTGTGAAGTAAGTATGACATTAAGTATAGACGATAGACAACAAAAACTAGCACAATGCGTAGATCCTAAAGATTTTTATGCTTTATATGTTTTAAATTTTGGAGAAGAAGTTCCTGAGATTTGGACAACAAATGGTGGAGAAAAATTAGATATGGTCATTGATGCAATAATTGACAATAAAAAAATAGAAAAAAAAGAATTACCTGAACTTTGGGATTGATAAAATTCCTTGAAGAAGAAGATAAATAAATATATCTCTTAAATAAATAACTAACAAAGGAGTTATAATTATGTCTGACGAGAATAAAACGGAACAGGTGGAACAATCAACTACTGAAACAGTAGAAACAAAGCAGGAACAACCAGTAGAGCAACCTAAGCCAAGTCAATTTGATATTGATAAGGTCGTTAAAGACAGACTTTACAGACAAGAGAAACAATTACTAGAATCATTAGGCGTTAATGACATAACTGAAGCTAAAGCAGCTATTGAAGAACGCAAAAAGGTTGAAGAAGAAAAGCAGCTAGAGCGAGGTAAGTTTGATGAGGTAATGAAGAAGAAAACCTTAGAGTACAATGAGAAACTATCCAAGTTAGAGCAAGAACTCAAAAGTGAGAGAGTTGATAAGCAATTAATCAATGCTGCTTCTAAACATAGAGCGATTTCACCTGACCAAATCAAGGAGTTAATGAAAAGCCAAGTGCAACTAAATCAAGAAGGTAAAGTAGAAGTGCTTGATAATTCTGGAACACCTAGATATAACAAAGATGGCGACTTGTTGACTGTTGATGAGGCAGTACAAGAGTTTTTAACGCAGAACGCACACTTTCAAGCAGCAACTCCTGCAGGGAGCGGAAGTGTTAGTAATGTGGGAAAGTCAACTACGAATAAGACTATAAACCTTTCGGAACTAGACATGAATAATCCTGCTGACAGGAAACTCTATGCAGAACATAGAAAGCAAAGAGATAGTGTAAGCACGATTATTAACTTAAATAAATAATATCTATGAAAGGATATAACAATGGCAGATGAAACAACCTCCAGTACGGTTTCCGAACTGTACACTGAAATCGTAGCTGAAGCACAATTCGTTATTCAAGAGAAATCTATAATGAAAAACCTTGTGAAGAACTACGCAATCGCAGGTGGTGGTAAATCAGTTGAAGTTCCTATTTATGCAGCAGTATCAGCAGCAGCAGTAGCCGAAGCAACAGATTTAGCCAACACCGCAATCAATCCAAGTTCTGTGACTATTACGGCTTCAGAAGTTGGTGTAATGACTACATTAACAGACCTAGCAAGAAACTCAGCACCAAGAAATGTTGCTGCAGATATTGGTAGACTTTTTGGCGAAGCAATAGCTAAGAAAATGGATCAAGACTTAATTGCTCTATTTGATGGCTTTAGTACCGCAGCAGGTACAGATAGTGCAGTACTTTCCCCTGCAACTGTATTTAATGCCGCTTCAACATTGAGAGCCGCAGGTTTACCTGTTAATGAAACATATCTTGTTGTCCACCCAAAGGTAGCGTATGACCTCAAATCTGGTCTTACAAATACTTTTGCAGGTTTAGATACAGAATTGTCAAATGAAGCATTAAGAAATGGCTTTATTGGTCAAATCGCAGGTATCAAAATCTTTGAAACAGGCAATATGGCAAACACAGGCACTGCAGGTGACTATAAAGGTGGAATGTTCCACAAAGATGCACTTGCTCTAGCTATGATGCAAGACATTAAGATTGAAACACAAAGAGATGCTTCTTTAAGAGCAGATGAGATTGTAGCAACCGCAGTTTATGGTGTTGGTGAATTACATGATTCATATGGTATTGAAGTTATCGCTGATTCTTCAATCCAATAATAATACTTTTATGGGTGGGGTTAATTCCCCACCTGTTCAGAAAGGAATATTATGAAACTAACTAATGGAAAAAAAATTATTGAAAGACCACAAGTTGATTATGAAAAAAATAAAAATATATGGGGATCAAGAGGGTGGAAACCTGTTGAAGATAAACCCAAAGTTGATAAGGTAGAAAAACCAAAGAAAAAGAAAGATAAATAATGGCAACATCAGAATTTTCAGTAGCACTATCAGATATTCAAGTCTATCAACCAGATATAGCTGAATACGGCATTACAGACTTTGATACACAATTACAACAAGCTGAGAATGATGTTATTAGACAAATTCGTGAGGAATGGTGGGAAAGATACCGCCATACAGTTAGATACAAAGATATTACCAAAGTCACTACATTAGAATTAGATAGTTCTAAATTAACAAACGCACAATGGACTAGATGTGTAGTATATAAAGCATTAGCGGAATATATTTATCCTATCCTGACTAAATGGAAAGATCCGCAAGGTGGAGATGGACAAGATGCGTTTCAAGTACAATTAAATTTTTACAGATCAAAATATTCAGAGGAGTTCCAAGCCGTATTGCGTGATGGCGTAGAATATGACGAAGATGGAGATGCTTCTGTATCAGCAAGTGAAAAAGAGCCTATTCATCATTTAAGATTAGTTAGATAATGGTCGCTACCATTACGGCTAAAGATAATTCTATAGCAGTCAAAAAATCACTGCTAAAAGTTTCCCAAAGAGTACCGAAGGCTATTAAAAAAGCACTGGCTAACGCTGCTGCATTTGAGATTGGTGCTATCAAGAAAAGAACACTCCAAAAAGGAATAGATTATAGAGGAAATGCTTTTGCTCCCTATTCACCTAGATATAAAAGAGCCGCAGTTAAACAATCAGGGGTAGTGGATCTTAAAGACACTGGTCAAATGTTCAGTTCCTTGACTAGTAAGATAACACCAAGTAAAGGAGAGTTGTTCTTTAGATTAGCAGATGCAAATAAGAAAGCATTTTTCCATGATGAAGCAGGAGCAGGTAGAAAAAAGGTTAAAAGAGAGTTCTTTAGTATTTCCAAAGATGAAGAAGTAAAGATTGAAAAGATATTCTTTTCTGTGCTAGAAAAGGAGTTGAAATTATGAGTTTACGAGAAGATATAGCAGCTAATATTATCAGTACCTTAGATGCGGTCACATCCCCTATTGAATTAAAGAAGATTACCAGAGAGCCAATCAATCCTCAGGAAGATTTAGCTGATCCTCAGTTCCCTGCTATTTATGTCACTACTGGAGATGAAACAAGAGAAGATTTTGCATTAGGAGATTATGCAGCAGGTAAAAGATCAGGAACAATAGATTATGTTCTTGTAGGGTATGTTAAAGGCACAGATAGTAATTTAGATACTAAACGCAATCAGCTTATAGAAGTTATTGAAGAAACTCTAGATACAGACAGAACTAGAGGTGGTAATGCCAAAGAAACAAAAATAGTAGAGATTTCATCTGACGAAGGTACATTATATCCTTTGGGTGGAATAAGAATTGTGGTAAGGGTATTCTATGAATTTGTTAGAGGTACATCATAATGGCTAAACGAATTAAACTAGTTATGCCAAGTGGAAATGACATCATTGAGATTTGGGATAATGAGATAGACAAATTTCTAGCTAAAGGATATAAACTTGAGCAAGAAAAAAAATCTACTAGATCATCTAAGAAAAAAGATGTAGAAGTAGATGAACAACAACAAACAAATGAAGGAGTAAGCGAATGGCAACCCATGTCGGAACAAGCGGAGTAGTCAAAGTAGGAGCAAATGCAGTTGCGGAAGTGACTGGTTTTACTATTGATGAAACAAATGACACAGTTGAAGATACTACCCTTACAGATACTGCTAAGAGTTATATTGCATTAAGAAAAGATGCTACAGGAACTATTGAGTGTCATTGGGATGAAACAGATACTACTGGTCAAACTGCATTAGCGGTAGGATCATCAGTGACTTTAAATCTATATCCTGAAGGTGCAGATAGTGGTGACTTGTACTACACTGGCACTGCATTAGTGACTGGCGTATCTCAGAATGTATCTATGGACGGAGTTATTGCTAGAACAATAACAGTTCAATTCTCAGGCGGCGTAAGCACAACAACTGTATAATTTATAAATGCCAAAAAAGGATTACCTTGAAGGTGCTATCTCACACTTTAAACACCAAGAGATAAAAATTATAGAAGTTGAAGAATGGAACTTAACTGGTGAAGATGCCATTTATGTTAAACCATTCACGCTGCTTGAAAAATCTGAAATATTCAAAGGATCAAACGATAGTGATCTCACAGTATTAGTAGATGTTATTATTAAGAAAGCAGAAACAAAAGATGGTGAGAGAATGTTTGATCTTGAGAGTAAGATTAAAATGAAGAAGTTTGTTGATCCTGATATTATAGGCAGGGTAGCAGGACAAATCATGGGAACAATCCCATCTTCAGACACCTTAAAAAAAAACTAAATTCTGATCCTGATTACAGGTTTCATTTTTTCCTAGCAGAAAAACTACATAAAACTATTGGAGAACTAATGCAAATGCCAGTAGAGGAATTTAACTCATGGGCAGCATATTATAATCTCAAACACGAAGAAGAACAAAAAGCATTGAATAAACAAAAGATGCAAGGTAAAAGAAGATAATGACTAAACAACTCAATATTGACATTATCGCAAAAGACAAAACGAAAAGAGCCTTAACAGGAGTACAAAATAGGCTCAACTCAGTAAAATCATCAGTATTTAGTTTAAAAGGTGCATTAATAGGTATTGGTGCAGGTGCAGCTATAAGATCATTTGTTAATGTAGGTAAAGAAGTTGAGAGCCTACAAGTTAGATTTAAGTTTTTATTTGGATCAGTAGAAGAAGGTGCAGTTGCATTTGATAATCTTACAAAGTTTGCAGGTAAAGTACCATTCTCTTTAGAGGAAATATCTAGGGCATCAGGCAATCTAGCGGTTGTAGCTGATGATGCTAATGATCTTAATAGAATATTAGAAATCACTGGTAATGTAGCAGCAGTCACAGGATTAGATTTTGAAACCACATCTAGCCAAATTCAAAGAGCCTTTTCAGGTGGTATTGGTGCTGCTGATTTATTTAGAGAAAGAGGTGTTAGAGCCTTATTAGGTTTCCAAGCAGGTGCTAAAGTCACTGCAGAAGAAACAGTAGAAAAATTTGAAGAACTATTTGCAGGAGATGGAAGATTTGCTAATGCCACTAAAGATTTAGCTACAACTCTTGAAGGTACTATCTCAATGATTGGAGATAAGTATTTTAATTTTCAAAAAGACGTAGCAGAAGGATTTTTTGATGAATTAAAAAAAGAGTTTGGTGATCTTAATAAATTCTTAGAAGAAAATGAAGAGCAGATAAAAGATATAGCAACTGCTATTGGTCAAAA